ATAACTCTTGAAAATGTAAAAGAGGCATATCCCGATATTCAATGGGGTGGTCGCTCGTGACAGTTGTAGTTGATACGGAGAATCGTATGGCAGAGAGTGGAAGAGAAGAAAAAAATATTCTGCCCAAAACTTATGGATGTGAAATTTTGTTTGAAAAAACAACACTTCAACAAATTAAAGACCCATCTCTTCCCTCTGATGCATATATGGTCATTTATCGTGTGAATAATGAAACCTTTATGGATTTGTGTAGAGGAACACGAGTTCGCATCTTTGATTTGTATTATGACAAATTTGGACCAGGATCAGTAATTAAAATTGATTTTGGGTATGGTAGAACTAATCCTAAACTTTGGGGATATCAAGTATCAGACAAAAAGAAAAAGAAATGAGTCAAGGATTTAAATCTGAAAAAGATAAGAAAGGAAAAGCAACAGTTATTATTAATGATGATGAAGTTGTAAAACTTTTAAAAAAATATAAAAAATTGAATAAGTATAGAAAGTCATCTGTATTTGCTATTGAAACAATGGATGGTACTGATAATATTATCAGTCAGTTAATTAAAGAGTATCAAGAAGACCCTATGGATTGATGGGAAAACATTATTTACTTAACCTTTATGGGTGCTCGTTCGTTCTTTTGAACGACGAGCGTTGTCTTATAGACCTATTGGAAAATGCAGCAATTGCAAGTGGTGCTACTGTGGTTCAGACTATCTCAAAGAAGTTTGAACCACAGGGAGTTACTGTGATTTGTTTACTTTCAGAAAGTCATATTAGTATTCATACTTGGCCTGAAGAAGGTAAAGCAGCAGTAGATGTTTATACCTGTGGCGATTGTAATCCTAAAATTGGATGTGATATTATCATTGAGCAACTTTATGCTCAAAATCATACCTTAAGTTATATTGAAAGGTAAAACCTAAATAACCCTATATGGAGATTGCACATGCTCTCTACACAATATAGACTTCGTTTGGAGGAAATCTGCAGAAAGATTAGTCTTCATGAAGAAGTCAGTTTGGAAGATATGATTTGGGCAGAAAAACTTGCTAAGGCAAATAGAACTGCTGGTACAATTCTTCGCCAAGCAAGAAGAAAAGCAGAAAATCCAGATATGCAGGAAGGAGATTTGGATGATTTTCTAAATCAACTTGATATTGGTGGTTTTGGAAATGAAGGTCGTGGCATTAGGAGATTTGAAAGTGTTGATGATATTGTAGATTTTTTTAGTGAAGGTAGAGATAAACCAGAGGATTGGCGCCAAAGAGACTAATGACCTACGAAGAGTTTCTGGAAATGCCAACCACATTTTTGGATGATATGGATAGACTCATTCAAATAAAACATAAGTACAGAATGGATTTTACACAGGAAGAAAAAGATATTAATCAACATCTTTTAACTTATGCAGAGGAAATGAAACTGAATGAGTTGAGGGGTAAGTTTGAAAGATGTTGGAAAATAGAAGAATAGATGTAAAATTGTAACAAAAGTTACAATTGTTCTTATATAAATCTTACAAGGTGTTATAATACATCTACGTTCATCTGGGTTTTCAGTCCAGACGGAAGTAAGCCGACGCGGAACGGATCGTTCATTCGCTATTTGCAAATAGCGAACGCAAACGCCGACTGAAGGAACGCTCTTTAACCTAAAAAACTAAGGAGAACCCTAATGTCAAAAGTCGTATATCGTGGTGTCGCTTATGACACCGAAGTTCGTCGCCAACAACAGGCACAACAGCAACCACAACAACATAACGAAACCTATCGTGGTGTTAAGTTTGTAAAGGAGGTAAAGTGATGAAAAAACTTAACTTCTTGCAACTCATTAAAGAACAAAAACAAAAAGAAGATCGCCGTCATCAAGCTAAACTTGCTCAACTTATTGGAGTCAAGTGATGTTTCCAATATTGCAAATTGCTGCAGGATCTGCAGTAGCAATCATTTTAATATCTCTTTATATTCAATTATTATTCGGATAGAAATGGGGGGTTGACTACCCCTCTTTTTTTGTATATAATTACCTTTGTCAGGGTTGATAAAAATGGATAAAGAAAAGATTAAGCTGATTGTCAGAAACCTTGAGTCTCTGGTAGAATGTTTAAAATCAGAGATTTATTCTGATCCAACTTCATATCAGTATGAAGAAATTGCTCCACATATAAACGATTACGACGAAGTATTTTATGACGACGATGATGGATATGCCGACTGAGTTTGAGTTTATGAAACCAGAAGTTAAACTCATTAGTGTTACGCCAGATGCTGAAAAACATATGGCATATTGTGCAAGAGTAAGTAATCCAAAGAATCAAGATAACGAAAAATTTTCTGGGCTACTTAAGTATTGCATTCAACACCAACACTGGAGTATTTTTGAACAAGCTTCAATGACAGTTGAGATCAATACTACAAGAGGTATTGCTGCTCAAATTCTGAGACATCGTTCTTTTACATTTCAAGAGTTTTCTCAACGTTATGCTGATGCAAATCTTTTGACAAAGGTTATTCCTCTTCCTGAACTACGTAGACAGGATGATAAGAATCGTCAGAACAGTATTGATGATATTCCTGACTATCTTCAACTTACTCTTCTTGAGGATATTCGCATTTTGTTTGAGCACTCTCAGAACGTCTATAATCGCCTTCTAGAGAAGGGAGTGGCAAAGGAGTGTGCAAGGTTCGTGCTTCCTCTTGCAACCCCTACACGCCTTTATATGACGGGTTCTGTGCGTTCTTGGATTCACTACATTGATCTTCGCTCTGCACATGGAACACAGAAAGAACATATGGATATCGCAGAACTGATTCGTTGTATTTTTACTTGTCAGTTTCCTGCAGTATCTGAAGCACTTGGTTGGGTTCGATCTGATATTTGTTCGGAGTGTGTTGATGCACCTTCTCTGCGCATTGACTAAATATTTTATCCTGTTATAAATAATATTAACAACAGGATAAAAATGAAACATAAACATCATATAATACCAAGATATGAAGGAGGCAGTAATTTACAGGAAAATATTGTAGAGTTGACAACTACTCAACATGCAATGTGGCATTATGCTGAATGGACCAGAAAAAATAATATAGAAGATTATCTTGCTTGGAAATCTTTATCTGGACAGATTGGTAAAGAAGAGATACAAAGCATAAAATCTAAAATGGGATATAATAAAATGAAAGAGTCTATTAAAGATAAACCTCATCCTGGAACTAAACTAAAAGGAAGAAAACAATCAGAACAACACAAAAGAAATAGGAGTGAGTCATTAAAAGGAAAAGTATGTTGTAGTCCAGAAGCAATAGAGCGGATGAAAGAAACTAAAAGAAAATTAACAGAAACACAAGTTAAAGAGATTAAAAATAGTCATGAAAAAGGTGTAATATTAGCATCTAAATACAATATAACACCGTCTTTAGTTTCTCAAATTAGAAATGGAAAGGCATCTGGTTATAAACACATAATTTAGGAGGTGATATTTTGGCAACGTACCCTGTTTATAACAAATCCACAGGTGAACAAAAAGAAGTCACGATGAGTGTTCATGAATGGGACCAGTGGAAAAAAGACAATCCTGAGTGGGATAGAGATTGGTCAGATCCATCAACTTGTCCGAGTTCTGGAGAAGTTGGTGAGGTTTATGACAGACTTAAAAAATCACATCCAGGATGGAATGATGTGCTACATCGTGCATCAAAAATGCCCGGATCAAAAGTAAAACCAATTTAATTTCATATGCCTACAAAAAGAAATACTCCAAAGAATCCAGTTCCTTTTGGAATGAGCAACCGACAAATGAAAAGAAAGAAGCCAATTAATTTGGATATAATGAGGACAATTGATCCTCTGACTGAAAATCAAAAAGTTCTCTTTGAAGCATATAAGAACGATCAAAATATTGTTGCTTATGGATGTGCTGGTACTGGTAAAACTTTTATTACTCTTTATAATGCATTAAAAGATGTTCTTGATGAACGTAGTCCATATGAAAAGATTTACATCGTAAGATCTCTTGTAGCAACTCGTGAGATTGGTTTTCTTCCTGGAGATCATGAGGACAAGTCATCGCTTTATCAAATTCCATATAAGAATATGGTAAAGTATATGTTTGAGATGCCTGATGAGTCTTCTTTTGAAATGCTTTATGGAAATCTTAAAACTCAGGGCACAATTAGTTTTTGGAGTACTTCTTTTATTCGTGGTACTACTTTGGATAATGCTATCATTATTGTTGATGAGTTCCAAAATTTAAACTACCATGAACTTGATAGTATCATCACTCGTGTTGGTGAGAACAGTAAAATCATGTTCTGTGGCGATGCAACTCAAAGTGATCTTGTCAAAACAAATGAAAAGAACGGAATTATTGACTTCATGAAGATTCTCCGTATTATGCCATCAATTGATATTATTGAATTTGGAGTAGAGGACATTGTTCGTTCTGGATTGGTGAAAGAATATATTATTGCAAAGATGGAACTGAATCTATGACCTTCATTCATCATAATTATCTGGGTGATATTGAACTTGAAAAGAAAGAAGAAGATGGTAAGAGAATGTATAAACTCCCCAATGGAAATTGGGGATTTTCTATCACAACAGTTACCAGCTTTGTAAAAAGAAAAACCATTGCAGAATGGCGCAGAAGAGTTGGGGAAGAAGAAGCAAATCGTATTACAAGAAGAGCATCGGCAAGAGGCACAGATTTTCACCAAGTTTGTCAGGATTATCTTGAAAACAAAGAGTTGAACTGGGATGATTATCAACCCCTCACAAAAATCATGTTCATTCATGCAAAACCTTATCTTGATAAGATAAATAATATTCATGCAATTGAAAGAACTCTTTATTCGGAATACCTTGGATTAGCAGGTAGAGTTGACTGCATTGCAGAGTATGAAGGAGAACTTGCAGTTATAGACTTTAAAACTTCAGATAAGATTAAACCGGAAGAGTGGATCGAAAACTATTTCGTTCAAGAAATGTTTTATGGATCTGCTTACTATGAGATGACACAAATCCCCATCAAAAAACTTATTACTTTAATGGTTACTCCTGGTGGTGAGGTCAAAGTATTTGACAAAAGAAACAAAGGGGATTATATTAAGTTATTAGTTCGTTATATTAAAGAATTTGTACATCACAATACTAGGCCAGATGGAGAATGAATTAGAAAAAGTTTTAGAAAGTAAATTCTTTTGTCCATCAAGGTTTGCACAAGAGATTGAAAAACTTGTGCAAACAAATGGGGATATGAACTATATTGATGCTGTAATTCATTTCTGTGAACAAAACAATATTGATGTAGAATCAGTTCCTAAATTAATTTCAAAACCATTGAAAGAGAAAATTAAGTATGAAGCAATGGAACTTAATTTTCTTAAGAAAACTTCCCGTGCAAAATTAGTTTTTTAAATGATGCCATATGATGCATATCGTGAATATCTTGCTCTAAAAAATCATTTTACAAAAGATAATTATGATTACCATAAATATTGTGGTAAATCCAGAGCAACTGTTCAATCATTCTATAAACGCAAGGATAGAATGTGGTTTGAAAAAGTTGCCAGACAAAAATCTGATAAAGAAGTTATAGAGTTTTTTGTTGCCAACTTTGTATCTTGTTCTGACCCAGAAACACTTTGGATTGGTGAAATTATCAAAGAGGGTGAAAGTAGATATCAGAATTGGCAAAAAAGAATTCAGTCTCTATCATATATTTTTAAAGAAGAGACATCAAAACTTTTTGAAGAAAATAAGTTTGAACAAGTCTTTGATTGTTCTAAAGGACATCCATTAATTCTTAAAAAGTTTTTGAGTGGCAATCTTTCTCTTGAAACCATGGTAATTTGTGATAGAATTTTTATGTATGGAAAAAACTTTGATAAGAAATTAAAAGACCCAGTGTGGGAAACCGTCAGTCGCAGAATTAAAAAGTATAATCCATTTCTAAATATTGATGTATTTCGGTTTCGTAAAATTTTGAAGGAAGTTGTTTTAGGAGATTCATGACATTTTTTGATTCGGAGATTGTAAGAGCAGAGATGGCAGAAATCTCTGAACTTCAAGAAGAAATTTATGGAAGTGTATTTAAGTTTCCTTCTATGACGAGGGAAGATAAGATTCACCACGTAAATCTTCTTGAGCGTCTTTTGAGTAAGCAACAGGTTCTGTATACTCGTATGAGTTTATCTGATGACCCTGAAGCACAAGAAATGAAACAAAAGATTGTTGAGTCTGCCCGAATGATGGGACTTCCACCTAACGTTGATATGAGTGTCATCTTTTCAAATATGACTAAGATGCTTGAAATTATGAAAGCACAGATTGACAAAACAGGTTCCGACCTGTAGAATAACGAAGTACACAAAAGCCAAATCCGTACACATACGAGGTAATCTAATGTCATTTTCAGATCTCAAAAAGCAATCTTCTCTTGGTTCTCTCACTCAGAAACTGGTCAAAGAAGTAGAGAAGATGAGCACAACTTCTGGTGGCGCAGATGAGCGTCTCTGGAAACCTGAAATGGATAAGACTGGTAATGGTTTTGCAGTCATCCGTTTCCTTCCTGCCCCTAATGGTGAAGAACTTCCTTGGGCAAAAATGTATTCTCATGCCTTCCAAGGTCCTGGTGGATGGTATATTGAGAACTCACTTACAACCATCGGTCAGAAAGATCCACTTGGTGAATACAATCGTGAACTTTGGAACAGTGGTTCTGAAGCAAACAAAGAAATTGTACGTAAGCAAAAGCGCAAACTGTCTTACTATAGCAACATCTATGTTGTAAAGGATCCTACTAATCCTCATAATGAAGGTAAAGTATTCCTGTTCAAGTATGGTAAGAAAATCTTTGATAAGATTATGGAAGCAATGCAACCTGAGTTTGAGGATGAGACTCCTATCAATCCTTTTGACTTCTGGCAAGGTGCAAACTTCAAACTAAAGATTGTGAAGAAGGATGGTTATTGGAATTATGATAAGTCTGAGTTTGGTTCTGTGGAACCTCTCCTGGACGATGATGATGCTCTGGAAGCACTTTGGAAGAAAGAGTATTCTCTGACTGCCATCACTGCTCCTGACCAATTCAAATCATATGAAGACCTTGAGCGTCGTATGAATATGGTTCTGGGTCTTAAGAGTTCTACTCCATCTCGCTCTCGTGCTGTCGTTGAGCAAGAGGATGAACTTGAGGATTATGAGCAAACTTCTTCTGTTGAAAGTCGTGTAGTGGAAGAACTTGAGCAGTCTTATGCTCGCTCTAAGTCTCCTTCACTTCCCGTAGTCACCAAAGAAGTTGATGAAGATGAGGATGATGCTCTTGCATATTTTCAACGTCTTGCTGAAGATTGATTAAGAATAGAGCTTAATATTATCTGCTCTCTTCAGGGTTTCACTCACATACTGGGTGGAACCCTTTCTGTATGCCATAATATCATCCATATCATCAAGAACTACATTTAAGTATCTTGGTTTGAGTAAGAAAATATTTCTTTTATTATTTTCTAATTTTTCCTCATACTCATAATTTGTAACTGGTACTGTAATATTACCACTATTAACTTGCCTATCTACAAAATAATCATAGAAACTAATTGTATAATTTGATGGGACTTGAAGTCCTGCAGGAACCATTACAACACCTTGACTATTTTTTAATTCAATTGTTTCATAATGATGAATATTGTTTAATGCATCATAACTTCCATATTTGTCTAATACATAATCATCAAATGCTTGTTGAGTCATTGGCCATTCAGTTTGAATGTTAATGATGTTATTACAAACCAGTACTAACCAATCAAGTGATGAATCATCATAAACTTCAAAAGCAATATTATCTGGTCTATCATCACCTACAATTTGATACTTGGTGAAGAATGCTAGGTTTTGAAAAATATCATCTCTGAGTTTTCCTTTTTTGAAAAGGTTTTTAACCTGAATGTAATCACCTATTTTAGCATTTGGAAGTCTGCTAACATATTCAAAATTTGGAACTTGACTGAAATAGTTAGACATTTTTATTGCTTAAATTTGAGGTCGGAAGTGAACTGTTCGCCATAGTCTTCATTAA